CGTAAATGATTTCTTGCATCACTTCGGTAGTCATCAAAGGAATTGATGCCAACTTGGTTAGTGATTCGCGCAACCCGTTGCTGTCGCTGTTGCGATAGGTTTCTTTCAGGTCATCAACTGCGTAGAAAACTTCTTCGTAACTGTAAAGGCCTTGCGCCAGTAGTTGTGCGCTGTGGTCGCGATGCCATTGGTGGATTGTTTCGCGGTGTTCTGGGCGTGGGTAAAACAGGTGTTCGAGTTCTTCGTAAAGCTGGTCGAACAATTGCCCTGAATCTATGCCTAAACTTGCTAGGTGTTCGGCGTTGGTTTGTTGCCAGTCTTCAAATTCAGCCATTGTTTCAATGGTGCGTTCCCCGAACTCTATCGCTTTGACGTGTGTCCGGTATTCGTCTAACAAGTCTTTTAGGTCGCGTTCTGCTGGCTGTATTGACTTGGCAAATTCTTTGTAACTGCTAATCATTGTGTCGGCCATTATGTCTTTCCTTTCATTTGGCTTGGTAAAAGTCTAAGGGTTTTCAACCTGGTTGTGTGACATTTTTGATAACTTTTTGGTCAAGGTAGAATTGACCTATGGCCGATTTCGAAGTTTATGTTCCGCGTGTGCGTAATGATCGCGGAATTGTTGGGGTCGGGGCTAACGATTTTTTGGCTTCTGACTTGCGCAAACTTCAAAGAGTTTTGAAAGCAATTGACCCTGAGCTTCGTAGGCAGTTTTTGCGTGATGCTAAGGCTGTCGGTAAAGAAGCTGAATCAATTGTGAAACCTGCTTTGCCAACTGCTGCCCCTTTGTCGGGTATGCGCACAAGCGGTGCGTATGGTTGGAACACGCAGGAACGCAAAGGGAAGCGCACAGCGCCTAACAAAACGGAAGTTAGGTTTAGGACTGCTACTGGTGGCAACACTATTGGTGGAACTTCTAGCCTTGTTTCGGTTCGTGTGGTTGCGCCGATGACTGTTATTAGCGATATCGCTGGGCGTTCGGGTTCGTGGGTTGGTCGGGGTGACAGGGGTTCGGGTTATTCGAAACCTTATACAGACAAATACGGGAATATTCGTAGGCACAAATTGAATGGTCAGGGTCAGGCAATGATTGATGGTTTAGGTGGTCGCGGTTCGCGGTATGCGTGGCCAGCCATTGAAAGCAGCAAGGCAAGGCTTGAAGCAAGCGTTCGGGATGTTGTTCAAAAGTATGTTCAAATTGCTAACAGAAGGTTTAACTAATGGCTATTATTCTGCCAATTGCAACAAAGTTTAACGATGCCGGTATTCGAAAAGCTCAATCATCTTTTGGCGGTTTGGGTAAATCAATCAAAAGCCTGGCAGGTGTTGCCGGATTATCAATTGGAATCGGTGCGGTTGTTAATGTTCTCAAAGATTCGGTTACCGCTGCAAGCAATCTTGGCGAATCTTTAAACGCAGTTAATGTTGCTTATGGCAAAAATGCTAAAAACATTTTGGCTTTGGGAAAAAATGCGGCTACTTCAATTGGTTTATCAACCAGCGAGTTCAATTCTTTGGCTGTTGGTTTCAGTTCATTTACCGAAAAAATTGCTGGTGATGGTGGCGATGTTGTTGGCACTTTTAAAAAGCTTAGTGAGCGTGGCGCAGACTTTGCTTCGGTGTTCAACCTTAGCGGTGGCGTAAATGAAGCTTTGGAAAAGTTCCGATCAGGTCTTGCTGGTGAAACTGAGCCGTTGCGCAAATACGGAATTGATATGTCTGCGGCGGCTGTTGAAACTTTTGCGTTAAGCACAGGGTTGATTAAAAGCAAAAAAGAGCTTACTGAAAATGTGAAAATTCAAGCGCGTTATGGCTTGCTTATGGAACAGACTTCAAAAACTCAGGGCGATTTTGCTAACACTTCTGATAGTTTGGCTAACCGCCAGCGCATTGTGGGCGCAACTATTGAAGATTTGAAAGCCAAGTTTGGTAATCTTCTTTTGCCTGTGATGGAAAAGGTTTATGCCTTTATTAATGACAAAGTTTTGCCTGTTGTTACAAAGTTTGTTGATGATTTAAGTGATCCGAAATCAGATGTTGGCAAAATGTTTGTGGACATTAAAAAGGCTGTTGAAGATTCTTTTACTGTCGTTAAAGACTTTTTTGCCCTTTTTGGTGACGGCGATGCTATGAAGGGTTTTGCAAATGTTGTCACCCAACTTGTTAAAGCTTTGCCGGCTTTGCTGGCGTTAAAGGGCATTATGATGCTGGCTTCGGCTGGCAAGTCTATTGCTAATTTGGCTAAGGCTATTGGTTTGATGACTGGTGCTAGTGCTGTTGGGGATGGCACAAATGTTGTTGGCGGTGGTGGCAAAAAAGGTAAGGGCGGAAAACTTGGCAAGGGTGCGAGTTTGGCTGGGCTTGGAAGTGTTTTAACAATTTTGAGCATCCCTTCTTCTAGTGCGCAAGTTGATCCCGAAGAATTGCAAGCGAGAGCTGACAGGGCTGCTGCTGCAACTGCACTAGCAAAAAAACAGCCTGTTGGAAGTGGTTTAGTTCCTAGCGGTGGAACATTGCCATCCTTAACAGGCCCTAAGATTCCTAAGTTGGCTTTGGGCGGTATCGTGATGCCGTCACCTGGTGGTTCGATTGTGAACGTTGGTGAAGCAGGGCAAGCGGAAGCAATCATTCCACTAAACAAGATGGGTTCTTTGGGTGGTTCGACTTACAACATCACAGTCAATGCCGGCGCTGGTGCTAACGGCGGAAGTATTGGCACAGAAATCGTGAACGCTATCAAAGCTTTTGAGCGTTCGAATGGCAAGGGGTGGCGTTCGTGACCCAACCAGTTACTAAGGTTGAATTTGGTTTCACACAGGCTTCCGCTGGCGTTTACACGTTCCTAGATATTACTTCGTATGTGCGTTCTGTTGATGTTTCTCGCGGTTTGTCACGCGACTTAGATTCGTATTCGGCAGCAACTTGCAACGTTGTTTTGGATAACCGCGCAAGAGCTTTTGACCCTTCCTATGCTTCGTCACCTTTTTATGGGCAAGTGAAACCACAGGCCGCTGTTCGTGTCAGCACAAATGGTCTGGTTGTGTTTACGGGTTACATTGATTCTTGGGATTTCAATTACTCCATCGTTGGTGATCAGACAGCAACTTTCAACGCACTTGATGGCACAACCCGTATTGCGAACGCTAATGTTCCCCCACAGGCGTTTTCTGCTCAGTTCGCTGGGGCGCGTATTGCTTCGGTTGCTTCTTCAACGGCTGTTGCCTGGTCGGGTGGAACTGTGTTGGATGCTGGGCAGTATTTGTTGGATACCGACATTGTGGGTGAAGATGTTTCGGCTTGGGATTACATTCAGCAGGTTGCCGCTTCTGATGGTGGTGCGGCGTTTATTGATGGGGCTGGTCAGCTTGTTTTTAAGTCGGGTGCGGCTTCTGAGTTTCCTTCGACACGAACAACTTTTCGTTACAACGTTTGCAAAGTGCCAAACTTTGAATCCGCGACTGTTACTGGTTGGACAGGTGGCGCAAGATCAACAACAGTTGCGTTCAAGGGTTCAAATTCTTACAGGGCTTCAACAGTAAGTTCAACGATTGCTTACGATGAATCAGCGGCAACTTATGTGACCCGTTTTCCTTATATGTTCAGTTTTTATGTTTACACAAGTGTTGCCGGTTACATCGAGTGGGCGGCTGGTTTCCGAACTGTTGGCGTTGTTGATGATAGGGCCTTCGGCTCAACTTATGTTGCGGCTAACACTTGGACACGCATCAACGCACTTTCTACCCCGACTATTGCTGGTGAAGATGCTTCAATTTACCTTTACAAAGCTGCTGCTGATAGTTTGGTTTATGTTGATGCGGTTTTGATTGAGCAAACAAGTGCTTTGGGTGAATTTTTTGATGGCACTTTTGGGCCGACAGACACAGCAACACAAACTTTCACAGAAGCTTGGGATGGCGCATCAGGTAGTTCCACCAGCACGCTTACCATTGTTACCACTTACCCAGCAAACACGTCAAACAACGTTGCTTTGAGTGATGCAGGTGGCACAGCAATCCCTTACACAAACATTTCTGTTGTGTATGGGTCGGAACTCAACTACAACAAAACGATTATTTTGCGTCAGGTGACTTCGACTGGTGGCACAGCCACTAACGCAACAAATGGTTCAGCGTATGGGATTAGGGTTTACTCTCAAACAGATTCGTTGATTGGGTCGGATTCGGATGCGCAAGCTTTGGCGAACTATTATTTGGGCCTTTATGAAGAACCTGAGTTGCGTGTTCAGTCGGTGTCTGTTGATTTGCACGCAATTAGTGGTGATCAGCAGGAAACCATTTTGGGGCAAGAAATTTATACGGGTGCTGAAATAACTTTCACGCCTGGTGGTGTGGGTTCGGCAATAACGAACACGCAAAAAATTATTGGTATCAAACACCAGATTGGAATTGACACCCACCGGTTGGAGTTAAACCTGTCAGCGAATGATGACAAGTTCAGATTGGACAACAACCTTTTGGGTGTGCTTGACCAAAATGTTTTGGGTTACTAACGCCCTGTAAAATTGAAGTAATAGAAAGAAGAAAATTATGGCAGGAGCAGGGTTTAAAACCTTTGTTGCCGGAGCGGTTTTGGGAGCTTCGGATGTAAATACTCTATTGATGCAACAGGCTGTTATGGTGTTTGCGACAACTACCGCACGCGACACCACACCTGCAACAAGGATTGCAACACCTAGTGCAGGGATGATGTCGTTTATTACTGCGACAAAAACTTTGGAACTTTATGATGGTTCGGGTTGGACAGCTATCGGTGGTGGCAATTATGCGACTTTTCCTAATCAGATTGCGATCACTTCGGGTGGCACTACCCGTATTCAGCCTTTTGCCATTGAGCAGGGTTCAAGCTCAATCACAGGTAACGGCGCGGTTACTTTTACTACTGGGCGTTTCACGCAGACACCACAAATTTACATAACTGTTCAGTCTTCTTCTTCGGTGACTAGCGCAACGTATGCAAGCGCAAGCACTAGCGGTTTTACTGCTTACACTTGGGCTGGTGGTTCTGCTGGTGCGGTTGCTCGAACTGTGTCTTGGATTGCTATTCAGATGAAGTCGGGTGGAACAAATGGCTAAGTATGTTTTGGTTTGTGACACAACTGACTGTCCTAACGGCGGTGTTGAAATTGTTTTGGAAACGGATGCAACGGCGTTTTCGTGTGGCCCTTGTGGTGAAGTAATCACTAACGCAACTGTTTCGGATTCTGCTGATGTCTGAGCAGATACCTGGTTGGGCAATTGAACTAATCAAGCAGGTTGAGCGTTTGAATGAGAAACTGCCCACACACGTTGATTGGGTTGAACGCAACATTAAGGATCACGAAGCAAGGTTGCGCCAGTTGGAGCAGTTCAAGTGGGTTTTGATTGGTATTAGTTTGGCTTCCGGTGGGTTGGCTGCTGGTTTGATGAAAGTGTTTGGTGTGTGATGACCCAGTTCCCTGTTGATGGCAAACCTGGTAAGGGTTGGAAGATTACCAGCCCGTTCGGTTGGCGCACCCACCCCACCAGCGGTAAAAGGTCGCACCATAACGGCGTGGACATTTGGTGTGGGGCGAATGTTTACAACGAAGCTTTTTATTTGGGTAAGGTCATTTTTGCTGGGCCATCGAAAAAGCGTAAAGCTGACGGCAGTCTTGGCGGTTTTGGTCATCACGTTATGTTGAAGCATTGGATTGATGGTCAGGTTTATATTTCGGTGTATGCGCACCTTGTTGAAGGTTCGATTGCTGTGAAGGTTGGCGATTCGGTTCGTGCCGGTGTGCCTTTGGGCAAGATGGGTGCGACTGGTGATGTGACTGGGAAGCATTTGCATTTTGAAATTTATAAGGGCAAGCGTTACACCTGGTCGGCGGATGGTAAAAACTTTGTTGATCCGATTGCGTTCATTAAGGCGTTGCAGGTGAAGGAAGCTTTGTTGAAGGCTGCCCCGTTGCCTACTCCTGATGATGCCCCTGTTTTGTCAGCAACAGAAGTTGCTGTTAAGTCTGCGCCTGTTTTGAAAGTGGTTAAGTGATGCGTGATCGTGTTGATGCGGTTTTGGCTGTTGTTGGTTCGTTGGTTTGGCGTGGCTTTGGTTTGTTCTTGTTCATTTTGGGTGGGTCGGCTGGTGTTGGTGCTGTGGTTTCGGGTTCGTGGATTACGGGTGTTGTGATTGCGTGGGGAACTTTGATGATTGGTGTGGTTGGTGCAGTTGGTTACGCGATTGCCACAACGGGGCGTGCTGATTCGGTGACTGTCGAAACGGCAGTTCAGGATGCGGTGCAGAAAGCTCAGGAACAACAGGCTAAGAAATAGTTTCAAGGCAACAGAAAACCCCCAGCCGATATTTGCTGGGGGTTCTGTCTTTCCCCTGATAGGGGGTTAGGGGGAAGTTTATGCGGCTAACTGCATTTTCTCCGCAGCAGCCAAGCTGATAAAGCCGTTGTAGTGAAGTGCTGATGCTAGGTTATCAATCTTTGAAAACTGAGCTAGTAGATCGTTTAGAAGTGCAATGCTTTCTTCGCGGTTGTGACCGGTGCTAACTTTGCGCTCAATCATTTTGTTGGTGTTCATTTCTTTTCCCTATCTTTTCGGCTGTCTGCCTTATGTATTTATTCAACCACAAATTCGGGTTGCTGTGGGCAAAAACACGAAAAAAGATAAATTCTTTTATAACGATCCCGTTACCAATTTCTCCCTGTCCACAGTCGAAAGGCCACCCCAAACACCTGTTGGTTCGTTGGCTGTAACAGCGTATTCGCGACACAACCATTTAACGGGGCAGTCACCGCACAACACTTTTGCGCCAGCAACTTGTTGCTTGCGAGTTTCCCAATCCACACCTGGTAGGTCATCATCCCAATAGTCGGGGAACTCTTGGCAGGGCGTTTTGTCTGCAAGGTTTTGGATTTCTCGCATCAAGTCTTTGTAAAGCTTTGTTTGTTTAGACACAGTAGGAACACCTTTCGTTGCCTTTGGCGGTTTGGAAGCCGAAGGATTCAGCAACACGATACGCGGCTTGAATGTCTTTTGGCAAATCGGTGGTGTAGTCGGATAGTTTGCCAGCGCACCAGTCGCAAATGATTTCGACTGATCCGTTTTGGTTTTGGATAACCATAATGTCCTTCCTTGTTGTTAGTATTCAGATACTAATACAAGAATGGGAAAACGCGCCGGATTACTCAACGGCGCGTTCCCCGACACCAGATAGGAAAGATGATGTCTTTTTCAATTGTAGCGTTACCCGAAACACTTGGTTCGGCAAAGTTCATTGGGTTGTTTCCTAATGGGTCACCGCGCTGGCACGAAGTTCGTGCGCAGGGTGTGGGTGGTTCGGAAGTGGGAACGATTTGCGGCCTGAATAAGTGGGAGTCTGCTTTTACTTTGTGGGCTAAGAAGTCGGGGAAGATTAGTGATCAGATTCCGCAAAGCGAACCGATGGAGTGGGGCAGCCGACTTGAATCGGTGATTTTGGAAAAGTTTGTTGATTCGCATCCTGAGCTTGAAGTGTGGGGTGATGCTGGCACTTGGCAACATTCTGCGGATGAGTGGGCGCACGCTAACCCTGATGGCATTTATAAGCGACAGGATGGCGCGTATGGGATTATTGAAATCAAAACAGCCGCCTACCCTGATGATTGGCAACTACTGCCACAGGGCGTTGTGGGGGCTTCTAGTGGTGTGCCACGCTACTACCTAACCCAAGTGCAACACTATTTGCGTGTGTTCGGGTTCAAAGAAGCCATCGTGTGTGCGTTGTTTAGCGGCAACAAGTATCGCGAATACCTGGTTGAAGCTGATGAGTTCCAGCAGTCTGTTGATCGTGACCAAGTGTTGCGGTTTTTGGGCAGTATTGAAACCGGTGTTGCCCCTGATTGGGATGGTTCAACTAGCACTTACGAAACAGTTAGGGTGATGAATCCTGAAATTACTGATGATGAAGTTGAGTTGGGTGACTTGGCTGAACAGTTGATTTATGCGCACGCCGAGTTTGGCGAATGTGAGAAAGCTTTGAACGCGTTGAAGTCGCAAGTTTTGGATGCGATGGGTTACGCTAAAAAAGGTTTGTTTGATGGTGACGTTGTTGTTACCCGTCAGGCAGGTAGGAACGGGGCAAGCCCGTTTCTGGTCATTAAGAAGGGAAAGAACTGATGGCTGGTTTTAATTTGGCAGATTACGAAACAGTTGAAGAAAGGTTGCGCCGATTTTGGGCTGACCCCGTTTCGGCTGATGCACGCATTGTGTCGTTCAATCACACAACGGAAGATGACCGGAAGCGTAGCCAATGGGTTATCGAAACAAGGTTGTATTTGACTGCGGAAGATCAGGCGAACGATTTGCCTAAGTCTTCGGGTTGGGCTTTCGAAATTGATGGCACAGGTGGCGCAAACAAAACGTCAGCTTTGGAGAACGCAGAAACAAGTTCAATTGGCCGTTGCTTGGCGAACTTTATGTTTAGCGGTAATAAGCGTGCCAGCAGGGAAGAAATGCAGAAAGTTGAGCGCAACCTGGTTGGGCGTGACTGGATTGCCGAAGCATCAGGTTTGACTGATGTGGATAAACTTAGATTGTTGTGGCAGGATGCCCGTCAAGGTGGCGCGGCTGACGATACTCTTGCAGTCATTAAGGAGCGTGCGGATGGATTCAAAAACGCAAGCGATTCTGTGGGCGGCAATAAAGCAACAAAATGAGTTGCGCGAAACGGCCCTGCTGGTTGGTCAGTTTGTGATTGCTGACAGGGCGGATGCTGAACTTTTGCGTTTGGCAGATAGGTTGAAGAATGGAATTTCAAACACCCGACACGATAATTAGCGAACTGGCTTCGGTGCGTTCGGAAGCTTCTAAGGGCGTGGATGCGTTGCTGGAATGTGAAACGGAAGTTGCACGCCTTGATTTTGAGTATTCGAAGTGTCAGGCGCAAGCGGTTTTGGATGCGGTTGGGACTGCTTTGGATCGGCAAGCGTTGGCTACTTTGGCTGCTGCTGAAATAAAGTTTGAGTTGGATTTGGCTAGGGCTAAGTTGAATCGTGTGAAGGCTAAGTTGCGCCATTTGCAGGATGTGCAGACGAACATTCAGTCACAGGCACGAATGGTTGAGTTGACTTATAAGACGGCTGGGGTGGGGCGTTGAAGCCGAAGGATCGTGCCAGCCTGTTCAAGCGTGACGAAGAAGTTTGTTGGCATTGTGGCACAATCGAAAACTTGACTGTTCAGCACCGCGTGAATCGCGGAATGGGTGGCAGTAACAAACGCGACAACCCTGCCAACCTAATCTTGCTGTGCTGGTTTGTGAACTTTGAAATGGAAGCTTCAAGCAGGGCAGCCGAATCTGCACGCTTGGCTGGTTGGAAAGTGGACAGGGGCGGTGTGCCAAACCTGACACCGGTATTTCACCAACCAACAAACGCCTGGTATTTGCTAGATGACGCGTGGGGGCGTAGAGTTATCCCGAACTAACTTTTTGTTGATAGGAAAACAAATGAAAATTGAGTGTGACCGTTGCGGTTTGCAATGTTTGAGTGCGTTCGCTTTTGAGAAAGCTTTGGAGCGCGGCAAAACGCCTTTGTGTGCGGATTGCCAGCAGTTAGAAAAACCTTTGTATCGGGTTCAGGGTGTGGATGATTATTGTGTTCCGCATCAGGGTCATTTTGATTCGGATGATTGGCCTTTGAACAATGACGGGTTGCGCATTTTTACTGATCTTGGGTTGTGTGGTTTTAGCGATTGTGTGAAACCGGCTCATCACGCCGAAGCTCAGGTTGTGGAGTATAGGCAGCCGAAGCATCCACGCCGTAAAGGTTTTGTGAAGCCAGCACCGAAAAGGTTGGGTAGGCCGCCGAAATTGGTTGTGAAGGAGCGTGTCAATTTGAAGCGTGCCAATGCGCAGGTTTTTGATTTTGCGGTTATTATGGCGTTGGCGGAAGTGCAAGACTTCAACCATCGAAACAAAAGGGTGTAAAATTAGAAGTGGACAGGTCACCTAAATGACCTGCCCACAAGACCAACAACCGAACTGTTGGCAGTATTAAGTTTACTGCCTTCAACTAATGAAAGGCAATAAATTGAGTATCGTAAAACCACAAAAAACAGGTGTTTCAGAAATCCCCCACGAATGGATTTTGGATGAACGCCTTTCAGCCCTAGAACTGGGCATCCTTATCAAAGCCACCATTTTCAATAATGTTGCTGCGCTTGCCGCCGATTTCTATTTGGCAAACCAAACCCGTTACAACGATCCGAAGGCTGTGCTGGAATCGGCACTAATTCAGCTTGAACGTTTCGGCTATCTCGAACCTGGTCAGTTCTAATGAGTATCGAAGTTATGACCGCTGTTTGGAATCATTCCAAAGCTTCACCAGCAGCCAAACTTGTTTTGTTGGCGATTGCTGACCATCAGGGTGATCGCGGTGCGTGGCCTTCGGAAGCAACGTTGGCGCGAGTAACCGGTATGAGTGAAAGAAGTGTGCGCCGAAAGGTTGTTGAACTGGTTGAGTTGGGCGAATTGAGCGTTGAAGTGAACGCCGCACCTAGCCAAACACAATATAAATCGAACCTGTATTGGGTGCTTGTTGGCAGGGTGGACAATTTGGGTCAGGGTGGACAAACTGGGCAGTCAGGGTGGACAGATTCGGCAATCAGGGTGGACACTGTTGTCCAACAAACCATTAAAGAACCATTAATAGAACCTTTAAGCAAAAAGAAACTTTTTAGCCTTGATTGGCAACCTGATTCTGACGAACTTTCTAAGCTTCGTGATCAGTATCCGAACGCTGACCTTTTGGGTGAAGTTTCGGCAATGATTGATTACTTGGTTGCCGAAGGAAAAGAAAAATCTGTGAAGGATATGGCGGCGCGGTTTAGGACTTGGATGCGCAACGCTGATAAGTTTGCGAAGGGTGCTTTGTCGAAGCCGTCAGTTGATGAGTGGTTTGTGAAGCCAGAAGATAGGTTGAAGTGAGTATTGAGCAGGCCCTTGTTGGGGCAGTCTTGTTGGGTGGGGTTCGCACTTTTGATGATGTTGAGCTTTCGCCAGCAGATTTCTTTGAACCGATCAATGAAAAGATTTGGGCTGAGTTCGCTAGGCGTGCCGCTGAGAATGAACCGATTGATTCGCCTTCGATGTCACCGAAGTTTGATTCGGCGTATTTGGCTAAGTGTGTTTCTTTGTGTCCTGCACCGGCTTCGGCAGGTTTTTATGCTGGCAGGGTGCGCGAATCGGCGTTGAAGCGTAGGTTGGCGCAGACTGGAACGATGCTGGTGGAAGAAGCGGTTTCGGATTTGTCTGCTGATGATGTTTTGGAATCGGCGTATCGGCAACTTGATTTGTTGCAACTAACTACTGTGACTGATGAAGTGGAGTATCTGCCTAGCGTGTTGCGCACTTATCGTGCCAGCCTTGACGAAGTGGTTGTTAATGCCAGTTCAGGGATTGGCAAGTTGGATGACTTGTTGAATGGGTTTCGGCGCGGTGGCCTTTACATTATTGGGGCGCGCCCTGGTGTGGGTAAGACTGTTATCGGGTTGCAAGCTGCTTTTGGGTTGGCGCGTAACGCAACAGCGTTGCCTGTTGGTGAAGTGAGTGGTGCGGTGGCGTTTTACTCGCTGGAAATGTCTAAGCGCGAGTTGATGAACCGGTTGGTTTCTCAGGTGCTTTCGATTCCGATGGATTCCCTTGATAGGGGTTTGCTGGGAGTGGTGGAAAAGAAACGCATTGATGAGCGCGGTGGCGAGTTGCACAACTTGCTGACTATCAATGATCGCGGCAATCAGTCTTTGGCTTCGATTCGTAACTTTGCCCGTTCTATCAAACGGCAGGGTGTGCCGTTGAAAGCAATCGTTATTGATTATCTTGGGTTGATTGCTGATGTGCAGTCGGGGCGCAACCGCTATGAAGCGATGACAATGGTTTCGGGGGCGTTGAAAGCTTTGGCGAAAGACTTGGACATTCCGGTTATTGCTTTGGCTCAGTTAAACCGAAACGTTGAAGCTCAAAAAGAATCAATGCCTAAAATGTCTGACTTGCGCGATTCGGGTTCGATTGAGCAGGATGCCGATGTTGTGATTTTGTTGCACCGATCTAAGGAAGAACCTGGTGTTATGTGGTTGAATGTGGCTAAGAATAGGCACGGTCAAACAGCAACTTTGCAGTTCAAGTTTGAAGGGCATTACAGCAGGATAGGAAGTGACAAATGACTTTGAAGATTGGTTCGTTGTTCAGCGGTTACGGCGGTTTGGATTTGGCTGTTTCTGCTGTGACTGGTGGTGAAGTGGTTTGGCATTGTGAGTGGGATGATGCGCCAGCAAAGATTTTGGAAAAGAATTTTCCGAATGTTCCTAACTTTCGGGATGTTTCTAAGGTAGATTTCACACAGGTAGAAAAAGTGGATGTTTTGACTGGTGGGTTTCCCTGCCAAGATTTGTCACTTGCCGGCAAAAGGGCTGGCTTGAAGGAAGGAACACGAAGTGGATTATGGATTGAGTTCGCAAGAGCAATTGAAGAACAGCAACCAAAACTTGTTGTTATCGAAAACGTCAGAGGTATCCTTTCAGCCGCAGCACATAGCGACTTGGAACAATGCGAATGGTGTTTGGGTGACGGATCAGGTGAACCTTCTTTGCGGGCATTGGGTGCTGTGGCAGGAAGCTTGGCCGATATCGGGTATGACTGCAAATGGACAGGTATTCGAGCTGCCGACACAGGCGCACCACACAACCGTTTTAGAATCTTCATCGTTGCCTATCCAAAAACTTCCAACACCAGCAGTTAATGATATGGGCGGTAATAAAACCGTTGAATGGTGGGATGATTGGGTTGAAAAAACCAAAGCAAAACATAACAACAGCAATGGTCACGGCCCTAGTCTAAATATTGAAATGTTAAAGCTTTTGCCGACACCAAACACGATGGAACACCGCGAAATTAAAACGCCTGAACAGATTGCCGAGTTGAAAGAAAGGTCACCAGGTGGTTATCGCAATTTGCGTGAATCTGTGATTAATGATTTACTCCCAACTCCGAAAGCTTTGGATGGTGTGAAAGGTAATCTCAAAACTTCGGAAGAACGCATTGCTGCTGGTAACCAAGTTGATTTGCCAAATGTTGCAATTGATTTGCTACCAACACCACAGGTTGATGATTCAAAAAATACTGGTCACAACCAAGATTGCAGAACCACTTTGGCAAGCGAAGTTTGGGAAGCCGAACGCGCAACGGCTTGGGGCAAGTTCGAACCTGCAATCCGCCGTTGGGAAAATGTTTTGGGCCGACCAGCACCAGCCCCAACGAAACCTGATGGGCGTGAAGGTGCGCACCGGTTAAGTTCAGAATTCACCGAATGGATGATGGGGTTACCTGCTGGTTGGGTTACGGGTTGTGGTTTGACCCGTAATGAAGAATTGAAGGCGTGCGGTAATGGTGTTGTGCCACAGCAAGCTGAGTTAGCTTTGCGTATCTTGCTTGAAGGGATCAGTTTTGAACCTGCTGGGGGGGGGCAGGTAATGTTTCCAACCCCAACGGTTAGCGATACTTTCACCGGTAATCTTTCAAGCACACAGCAAAAACCTGGTTCAATGCACAGCGTGACTTTGCCACAGGCTGTGCGTATGGTTGCCGCTGTCGAAGAAACAAACTAACCTGACTATGTGTATAACTTTGCCGAATGTCCGCGCTGTGGTTTCCGTTGGGAAATCGCTGGCAAACGCAATAAGCAAATTAGGTGCGATAGTTGCAAAGCTTCAAGACAGGAACGGGTGAAGTATGGCGAAGAAGAATGTTTGGCTTGGTCGGGTGACTTTGATCGGTTCAATAATCCGGTTTTGGGTCAGCACCTTTATCTTCCTGGTTATCGTTTGTGCGGTCATCGGGATTGCGTTCGTATTGACCATATCGTTAGAAGTGTCGGCGGTTTGGCATAAACTGA